GTCGGCCGGTTCAACGACGGTCGCCGTCACCAATGCCGCCCTGTTCTGGTCACCCGGCAATTGGGACCACCTGACTGCGGGAACGTTCAGCGTCGCAACCGATACGATGCAGACAACTGCACCGGGCGCCTATCTAAAGTTCGCTGTGACGGGCACCGTCAACCTGGCGTTGAGTATCGATACATCGCCAATGGGTTCCTTCCCGTCAGGCGATTTTCCGATCATCCGCACGTCGATCGACAACGCGCCGTTCACAGATGCGCAGTTCACAGTCGGCCAGACCACGCTCACGCTTTCTACCGGGCTCTCGCCTAGCGCTACGCATTCGGTAGAAGTCTTCTACCGAATGGCGATGCTTACCGAAGGCGACGCCTGGGGGTCGAGCGGCATCAGCCCGACTAACGTGGTGCGTATCCAGGGCATTGTGATCGACAGCGGTGGATCGGTCCCCACGCTAACGCTGCGTTCGAAACGCATGCTGATTTTCAGCGACTCCATAGGGGAGGGCGAGCACGTCTTTACGGACGGAACGAATGACTCAACGCAGGCCTTCCCCGCGATAGTCGCACAAGCGCTGGCGGCGGAATATGGGCAAATCTGCTACGGTGGACATGGCTGGGGCCAGACCTCGTCGGGCAACGTCCCGGGTCTGACGACATCGTATCAATATCTGAGCGTCGGGCGCTTGCGCAGTTTTTCGAGCCTCGATTACATCCTGATCGTTGAGGGCGGGAATGATGCGCGCGCCGGCGCCGCGGGCTCCTCCATCCAATCCGACTGCCAAGCGGTTTTGACAGCGTTGCGAACTGTGTGCGGCTCAGCCACGAAGATCATTATCGCGGTCGAATGCATGGGTTCTTATAGTTCGGATCTTTCCGCCGCTGTGACAGCATACAAAGCGTCATCGGGCGATGCGCATGTCTACTTCACCGACGTTTCTGCGCTCTTTACCAGCGGCGTGTTTACGCTGACTTTCGGTTCGACCACGCAATGGACCTATGACGGCGTGCATCCACTGGTTTACGGACAAGCGCGTTACGCCGCCGCGTTGGCACAGGGCATCACCGCAGCGATTGTTACTGCATCCGGCACCAGTCCCAACCCTTCCGGCTACAGCCGGGCGCGGCTTTGCAATGAATGATGGGGGGTTTCTATGCAGTTGATACTGAACGGGGATTCGCGGCCGATCGTGTTTGCGATGGTGCAGGCGGCGGATCATGTTTCGCCGCTGACCGGGGCCAGCCCGGCGGTCGCCATCGCCAAGAACGGCGGCGCCTTCGCCGCGCCGGCCGGCGCGGTCAGCGAGATCGCCAATGGCTGGTACATGCTGACGCCCGCGGCCGCCGATGTCGCGACCAACGGCGCGCTGATCCTCCACGCCACCGCGTCGGGCGGCGATCCGGCGGACGTCAAATGCCAGGTCGTGGCGTTCAGCCCGTATGATTCGGGCCGGCTGGGGCTGTCGGCGCTGCCCGCGGCGGCGGCGGGGTCGGCGGGGGGATTGCCGCTGGGCGATGCAGCCGGCAAGGTTGCGATCAACAATGCGGGCGCGACGCTCGACGCGGCGCTGTCCGCCCATGACGCGGCGGGGACCGCGGGGGCGGCGCTGGGCGCGCTGGTCGGCCAGCTGACCGAAAGCTACGCCGCCGCCGGACAGCCCGGAACGCTGGCGCAGCTGCTCTACGGGCTGCTGGCGGTGCTGACCAACGTCGATCAGTCGGGGACCGCGCTCACCGCCCGCGGGCTCGACGGCTCGACCGCGGCGATGAGCTTCACGCTCGACAACGCGTCGGCGCCGACCTCCCGCCGGCGCACGGCGTGACCCGGCCGCTCTCGATCCGACGCTCGGTCTGACAATTGCCGGAGGCGCCCCATGTCGGGATGGCAGATAACGCTCGGGCTCGGGCTGAACGGGCCGGCATCCTTCCTGCTGGACGGGCTGGGCGCCGCGTCGGGCCAATTGGATGACGCGGGCCAATCGCAAAGCGCACCGGCGCGGTCGCTGAACCTCCAGCGGACCCTGACCCCGGTCTTCGTCTCGGGCTATGCGGGGCGGGATTTCCCGCTGCTGTCGTCGGCGGCGGACGATGTGTTCGGCATCGATCTGGGGCCGGCGCTCGATGCCGGGGACGCGCTCGACGCCGCCAGCCTGACGGTGAATTTCTTTCCGGTCGATGTCCCCGCCGCCGGCTACGCCGCGGCGCTGGACGGCGCGCCGGTCCTGATCGGGACGGTCGCCGCCCAGGCGATCGGCCAGCCGCCGCCGGCGCGCTACCTGCTGGGCTTCGTCTGCGGCACGCAGGCGGGGCGCCGCATCGCGCTCTATTCCTTCTTCAACGCCACAGGATTGCCCGATGCCGCCACAGGGTAAACTGACGCCGCTGACGGGTCCAAACCTCCAGGGGCCCGGATTTATGGCCGCCGGATTCATGGCCGCCGGATTCATGGGCAGACTCGGCGCCGGCCTGCGCTATGCCATCCGCGGCGTCGCGCCGGACAACTGGTTCGGGCCGCTGCAGCCGATCCGGCCCGCCGACCCGGTGTTCGCCGAGCCCCGGCGCTTCGACTATCTGTCCGGGCTCAACATCCAGTACCAGCCGCGCGGCGAGGAGGGGGTGTCCTTCGCCCAGATGCGGGCGCTGGCCGAAAGCTATGACCTGCTGCGGCTGGTGATCGAAACCCGCAAGGATCAGGTCGAAAAGCTGCGCTGGAACATCCGCCCCAAGGGCGGAGAGGATGGCCGCTCGGTGGCCGCCGCGGCGGACGATCCCCGCGTGCTGACGCTGGAGGCGTTCTTTCGCAGGCCTGACGGCGCGCATCGCTGGGGCGCGTGGCTGCGCATGCTGCTGGAGGATTTGCTGGTGATCGACGCGCCGGCGCTCTACAAGGCGCGCAGCGTCGGCGGCGATCTGCTGGCGCTGGAGCCGGTGGACGGCGCCACGATCAAGGTGCTGATCGACGAGCAGGGTCGCGCGCCGGCGCCGCCCGACCCGGCCTATCAGCAGGTGCTGCATGGCGTGCCAAAGGGCGATTTCGCGCGCGACGAGCTGATCTACCTGCCGCGCAACCCGCGCACCGCCAAGGTCTACGGTTTCTCCCCGGTGGAGCAGATCATCACCACGGTCAACATCGCGCTCCGCCGCCAGGTGGCGCAGCTGCAATATTTCACCGAGGGCAACGTGCCGGAGGCGCTGATCGGCGTGCCGCAAAGCTGGACCATGGATCAGATCTCGCAGTTCCAGACCTATTGGGACACGATCCTGGCCGGCAATATCGCTGAACGGCGGCACGCCCGCTTCGTGCCGGCGGATTTCCGCTATCAGGCGACGCGCGAGCCGCCGCTCAAGGATGATTTCGACGAGTGGCTGGCGCGCATCGTCTGCTATGCCTTCTCGACCTCGCCCGCGCCCTTCACGCGCCAGATGAACCGCGCCACCGCCGACAACGCCCAGGAAATGGCGCTGGAGGAGGGGCTGGCCCCGATCATGCTGTGGATCAAGAACCTGGTCGAACAGGTGATCGAGGAGGATTTCGGCTGGACCGACCTCGAATTCGAATGGATCGACGAAAAGGCGACCGACCCGCTGCAGCAGGCGCAGATCACCGACCTCAAGGTCCGCGCCGGCCTCAAGACCATCAACGAGGCGCGCGCCGAATCCGGCCAGGACCCCATCCCCGGCGGCGACGTCCCCCTCATCTACACCGGCGCCGGCGCAGTGACGCTGGCCAGCGTCACGGGATGATGATTTGCACGTTTTAGCCACAGATTACACAGATAAATACAGCTAAACAAGAAAATTTTTTTATGCCGTCTACTTAAACGGGTTAAGTTTCAGAATTAATGAATTTATTTGGATAAATTACATGACTGCGCGGACGTGAAAAAAATAAGATCAAAATAATTATTCTATTTTATCCGTATCAATCTGTGTAATCTGTGGCTAAATAATCTTCACTTGAACAGGAGAGCCCCATGAAACTCTACGCGACCATCGCCAAGATCGACCAGGACCAGCATATGGTGTTCGGCTACGCCTCGACCGAGGCGCTGGACAGCCAGGGGGAGGTGGTGAAGCGGGAGGCGCTGGAGGCGGCGCTGCCCGACTATATGCGCTTCGCCAATATTCGCGAGATGCACCAGCCGTCCGCGGTCGGCGTCGCGACCGAGGCGGAGCTTGACGAGCGGGGGCTGTATCTGGCCGCAAAGATCGTCGATCCGGCCGCGTGGGAGAAAGTCGCGGCCGGCGTCTACAAGGGCTTCTCGATCGGCGGCAAGGTGGTGTCGCGCGACCGGGTGCAGAAACACGTGATCACCGGCGTCCGCCTGTCGGAGATCAGCCTGGTCGATCGCCCCGCCAACCCGGAGGCGGTGTTCACCATGTACAAATCGGACGACGAGCCGACACTGAAGATCGGCGCGCGCAATTCCGCAGCCGACCTCCAGATGATCCAGGACATTCACGATCGCGCCGTGGCGCTGGGCGCCGCCTGCGACGATTGCGACCCGGACGATCAGGACGGCGCGCAGGACGCCGACAAGATCGCGGGGCTGATCGCGGAGCGCAATGCGTTGCGAAAGGCGCTGCTGCGCCTGCCGGCCGAGCGTCGCGCCGCGTTGAAGGCGATAGCGATCGATAAAGCCGCCGACGGCCTTGCGGGCCAGGCGGCGCCCGAGCTGCCGAGCCGCGATCCCCTGGAACTCGCCAAGCGCGCGCTGCGCCGCCCGATGACCCTGGCGCAGATCG